TGCATAGGAGTTAAATATGAAAACGGCATTTGAAATGTATCGGGAAGAGTTTCAAGACATAGAGTACTGCTGCTACTGTCTCGAGCCCAAAGGCGACAAATACCACTGTTGCAAAGAAAACCACTTTGTTCCGTTCCAAGACTTGGAAACCAGCGAACAGATGGACATCATCAATGAAGAAATCCAATGGGCAGAAATTGCCGCTAAACAAGAGGAAAAACGCAATGGACGTTAATGCACTGCTCAAACTAAACGTAAACGAGCATACCGAAAAGAAGGGCAACCTTACCTACCTGTCATGGGCTTGGGCATGGGCTGAAGCACTCAAGGCTGACCCACTAGCTCATTTCCAAGTACAGATGTTTGACGACAAGTGTTGGATCGACATCAACGGCACTTACATGGTTTGGGTAACAGTAACCCTGTTTAACAAGCCTATAACGTGCCAATTGCCGGTTATGGATCACCGCAACAAGGCTATCCAGCATCCTGATGCTTTTGCTTTAAATACAGCCATTATGCGTTGCATGACCAAAGGATTGTCGTTGCATGGTCTCGGTCTATACATTTATGCCGGTGAAGACTTGCCGCAAATGGATACAGGATTAATCGACCAGGTTGTGGAGGCCATCAAAGGTCTACACGCCAAGGGCGATATGGCAGGAATGTACGGAGAATGGGAATCCATCTCTGACAACGATGTCCGTCTTGCAGTGTGGGAAGCACTCAAGATTGACAGTAAAGTACGCGCTGCAATAAAGGCGTATAAATCTAAACTTGATGAGGGTAAATGATGTCTGTTCCAGCAAATGCAAAACAAGCTTATGGATTGCCTGACGTTTTTATTACTGAAGATGGAAATGTCTGGAGAAATGGTAAACAAAAAAAAGTTTTTGTTGCAAAAAATGGGTACTTATCATTTGCAATGTCGGTAAAAAACAAAACTCAAATTAAAACCATTCATAGAGTTTTAATGGAAACTTTTGTTGGGCCATGCCCTAATGGAATGGAAACATTGCACATAGATGGCAATAGATTAAATAATGATCTAAAAAATCTTAGATGGGGAACTAGAAAAGAAAATGTTCAAGATGCAATGCGTCATGGAACATTATTAATAGGAACTAAAAACAATCAATCTAAATTTACAAAGGAAAATTTAAATGAATTAAAAAATATGTACGAATCTGGCGTTAAAAAAGGCATTATGGCCCTTCATTTTGACGTATCAGATACAACTATCTATAGAATTTTTTCAGGTAAAACTTACACAAAGGAATTAGCATGAATGAATACGATAATACAAATAAAGGCAGCCTCTTTAGAAACAATAAAAAAGAAGAAGATAGGCATCCAGATTTTAATGGCTCTATTAACGTAGAAGGTACTGAATACTGGCTCAATGCTTGGATCAAAGAATCTAAGAAAGATGGTACAAAGTTCTTTTCTCTTTCTGTCAAAGAAAAGCAAGACTCCCCCCGTCAAAGTTCTGCATTAACCCGTAAATCAAAGGTCGATGAAGACCTTCCATTCTGATGAACACATTACTTAATCCACAAACTGGCGAAGTGCTAACCGAGACTCCTACTTGTTGGGTGTCTACTAACGGTAATTTGTTTCTAAAAACAAGCACTAACGAATTTAAAGACGATAAATGCAAACCTAATCCAGACTTTAGAGGAATTATTGAATATGATTACACTAGTATTTACGGTTGAAGAGGTTAACTCTATTCTTTCTGCTTTGTCTAAGTTCCCATACGAACAAGTCAAAGGATTGATTGAGAAAATCCAAGAACAAGGAATTCCCCAGGTTCAACCATCTGTTGGTTTGGACGAATAGTATTAGGGGGAAAGCGGATGCTGTCAGCCGCCGTACTAGTCCACAAGTTGGCAGTGCAGCGAGTACCCCGCCTTTAAGGAATAGACATGGAAAAGTTATTGACATTGTTAAAAGAACCTTTCAAAAAACCCACTCCTCTTGAGCTTATTGCCAAGCAACTTGCAACAGCTCATATAGAGCTTTTGGAAGCAGAACAGGGGGTTGACTACGCTAACAGCATTGTGGAATACAACAAAGCCCTTATAGCCCGTTTAAACGCACGAATTGAGGTGTACAAATGAAAGATCAAGACGGGTACAAACAAGACCCCACATGGCTGGAGCGTACTGGCGGCTATGCAAGAGATATGACTTTGCGTGACCACTTTGCTGGTCTGGCTATGACAGAAATTTACCAACGTGTAGAAACAGGTGGGTTTGAACGTGTGGCAAAACTGTCTTATGAATTGGCAGACGCAATGCTGAAAGCTAGGGAGCGTGCCAAATGAACTGCTGCAACGACAACGGTCAATGTGACCAAAACGCAAATTGCGCTATCCGAAAACGTAAAGAGTTAGACGCTACTTACAGCAAACAGGACACTGACCCATACGTTGACGTAATTGGCGAGTTTAGAACCCTGCTTGCCATGCTGCTGGTGATTGTGGGTTTGGCTATGCTGGCCTTTGCAATATGTGGGAAGTGATGAACTATCTTGAACTAGCACAAGAGTGCAAACTAATAGGTATGCGTCCGCATCTTGATGGCATTTATCAAGATGCCCTTGAAAAGTTTGCCGCTTTGGTAGAAACAGCAGCCCGTGTTGATGAACGTGAAGAGTGCGCTAAGGTGTGTGACAAACTGGAGCAACAAGTTTTTAATGTGTTGCAAGGACAGGCTTGCGCTGGTTGCGCCGCCAACATCCGCGAAAGGGGAACAACATGACAGGCTATCAATCAAAGAAAGCAGCGGCGCAGGACAAATACCGCGCAGTGAAAACTTATTACGAGGGTAAGCCGGTATATGTGGCACAGCCAGCGCAGGAGCGTGAAGCATTGAAGCTGGCGCTTGAGGAGTTGGCTGATAGGTTCAGCGAGGGTTGGCATGAAGGCATTAAGATTGATGCGTCTGACATCATGTTGTTAAGCGATGCAGCCCAAGCCTTGGCACAGCCACCACAGCACGAACGAGTGCTGTTTCCCACCATGCTACGCAAGATGTGGTCTGGCTTTGAAGTGCAAGAGTGGCTAGACAAAAACGTGAACAAGGAGAAGAACAATGGATAAACCGTTAGACCAAGAAGGAATGTACTTAGTGCATGAAACTAAACGCATAGAGCAAATTAAAGATTATGCTTATCCGTGCATGATGGCTGAAAAATCACTTAAAGAAGTACATCTACATATGCTTAGTAACCAAAATGACAAAGCAATTGAAGAATGTGTAAAAGCAATAACCGCTATTTCTAATTTAATGGAAGCAATTAAAAAATGACTTTTTCAATATCAAACAACAATGATAATCTACGGAAAATCTGGAATGAGACTGAACCCTGGTCACCTAGAAAACGTGATGAAAACGAAGCATTACCACCAACCATAAGTTTTTGGGATCAACCCGTATATCAACCTCCAAAAGACGAATTTATACGGCCAGGAGCTTTAGATTTTAAAAAGATCAAGAGTTTATGACAGAGTATCAAGCCGGTGGACAAGAGTTTTATTACCCTTTAGCCGGTGATCCATATCCTTTAGAAGACCACAAAGTCATTCTGTTGACTAAAGGTGGTGTCTGTGTGGTTGGAACATGGAACGATTATTTTTATTTAGGATGGTTACCCCTCCCCAAAAGAAACAAAGACAAGGAATTAGAAATTGACCAAACCACACCATCCAGTAATCAGGGAAATACTTAAAAAACATCCTGATGGATTAACAGTAAATGAACTTTGTAGTTTTACAGGAATTAGAGATAGCAATATATTGCGTTCACTAAAATCAATGCCAGATGTCTATATAGATAGATGGTCAATTGCTAGACAACAAAAGCGTGAAGAAGCAGTTTGGTGTGTAGTAGAAGTGCCTGAACATTGTCCAAGACCAGAAAGGAAGAAAGATGCAAGACTTACCAAATTTCGCAGCCTGGAGCAACAAGAATTTAGCAGACTTTTGTACTGATTCTTACATCAGAATGCAAGAGCAACAAGCTGACATTGAGGAGCTTAGACTGTCGTTAAAGGAAATTTCTGAAGAAATAACTGATATGTTAAGTATCATTAAACGACATTTTGATTGAAAAAAGAAGGGGGCTTATTGCCCCCTCCCAATTTGAGTACGATCCTACCCAATTACTCAGAAACTTCTTCCTCGTCAGCTTCGTCTTCGCACTCGTACCAATCATCCGACTCTTCGTCATACCAGTACCAGACTTCATTCTCTTCATCAAACCAGTATGCTACGCCATCATCATCGTATTCATACTCTTCATCTTCAATCTCAAAATCATCCTCAACTTCTATCCCAAAATAGCTAAGAAAGTCGAAGAAATCAACTTTGGCAATAAATGTAACATCCATGATAATCCCCTAAAAATTGGTGTAGCACCGCGCTACAAACATATCTTAGCTCAAGTAAATTACAGATTAAAACTTAGTAACGTTTATTACGTTTCCACGGAATTCGATATGATCTTTGTCAAAAACTTGTACAAGTTCGGGTTGTAATAAATGTCCCTTCCAAAACGTAAGAATGGCAAAACCACTTCTCCAGTTGGTTGGATTGTCTTCTAAGTAGTCAACAAATTGTGGCCCCACGGGGTCTGCCAGCGTTCCTGTGTCTACTCCATACCTTGTGCCATTAAGGTCGCTAAAAGGGGCTACCTTGAGGCTATGTAGATGTCCTGTAACGTATGACTTACCAGACATAACAGAGTTGTTATAAACTGCGTGTATTCCACCCTTCCAACGATGTTTAATTACTACATCATCAGTCGCCCAACAAGACCAGGCTGGTGTCCACGCTTGAAAATGATCTTTAAGCGTAAAGCCTTTTATATTTGCAAACTCAGGTACACGATTCGCCAATGTGTTTTCAAAACGCGCATCATGGTTTCCAAGCGTCCAGATCAGCTTGCATTGACGATTGTTTGCTTTGGCTGCTGTTTCTATCTCTTCCAACGAAGCTTCACAGGCTTTTAGCTCTCCAATCAGACTAGGTTTGCTATCCCATCCAATTCGAGGGAATCGTGATATTGATGCACCGTCAAACGCATCACCATTGTTGATAATAGCCCTCGGTTGAAATTCTTGAATGGCCCATAAAAGTCCTTGAAATGCCGTTGAACGAATGCCAGGCCAAAAGTGAGCATCACTAAAAACGATTACTGTGCCGTTAAGCAATCCAAGATTTGCTCGTACATTGTGTGGGACAGTTGCGTAATTCTTTTGGTACTTTAGACTTCTACTGTCATCAGCTTGGAGAACAATATTTCTTTTTTCTTCTAAACTTCTACGCCTATTATTAACTCTACGCTCTGACATTTTAAGAACTTCTGACACTTTTTTAGCGGAACGGTATTGATCCCAAGTTTTTATGAAAACTTCATCATTACATATTTCTTGTGCCATGTAGACCCCAAAGAGTTAATCTTTGGTTTATAACCTATTTTTATTGCAAAAGTACGTTTATGCCATCATAGATTCAGAAATAGTTTGAACAGAAGCAACTCTATTTAACCAACCTTTAAGAAATTTTGTTTGCGTTGGATTGGTTTGTGCAATAGAAATGTAAAAAGCATTCTTTTGTTCTCCAAAAGACTCAAGAATCATTTCACCTTTCATTGATCTAACTCTAGCCAATGTTCCTGCGCCAATAGCACCATCAGGAACAGCATTTACAGCCCTTTGCAAGAACCTAGCAGACCTACCAATACCAGCGTTAACCCCAAAGTCAAACACTGCGTAATCGACTCCATTAGGAAGATCATCACAACAAAGCTTGTCCCAATACATCTTTTTGTAAAACGGTTTAACAGCATCAACCGTCAATGCTTTCATCTCACCATCTTCAATAGGACGTTTTAAATACTCCGACCATGCTTGTTTGGTTACTCCAAAGTTGGTTTCACCACCAGCATCGTCTTTATCAAATACATACCCACCCTCAGATTTTATGAGGTGGTCAAAAGAAGCTTCAAAGTTTTCAATCATTTGGTAGGCTCACTTTGGTGTAAAAGTTGATCCTTGGCTTGGCTACCGGCACTAGAACCAAAATAATAAGCAATAATTCCTGTCCAAGCAGTTCCCAAACTACCAAGCATAATGTCAATCTGTGGAGCGTGTTCAATCTTGCCGTACATCAAACCAAAAAGAATTCCAAAGAATCCCAACGTTACTCCAACAGCAAGTGCCGGTGGAACCCAAGACTTAGTAGCAATCTGCATATCACGAGCAGATTTACGGTCTTCAACGTTTAATTTGGCAAAGTCTAGATTCATAGCCTGGGCTTGTTTCTTTAACTCTAACTCTGCCATTTGAATAGCAGCCACTTGAGTAGCATCTAGCTTACCGCTAGAAATAACGTTCTGAACTTCTTCAGGAGCTATTCCAAGAGCTTTGGACACAGCAGATACTGCCATACCAGCCAAAGGCCCACCAAATGCCGTAGCAATCGTAGGTGCAATTTGTGCTAACCATTCCATATCAACCCCTTTTAATTAAAAATTCCCAAGCTAAACCACCAAGTGGAACTATCATTGCTATAGCAGCAATAAACAACAAGAAGTTCATAATGGCATTACCCGCTGCTTCTCTGTCTTTCTGCTTTTGCTCTTCCATTACCCTTTCCATGTCAGATCGCTCTTTGTGCATCCTGACTCGTTCTGCCATCATCTCTTCCCAAACAGGAGCATTTCCTGTCATAAACAAAAGGTCTTTTAAGTATCTTTCGTGATCCCTTAAAGCCTTGGAAGCCATCGCAATCTTTAAAGATTCTGCGTTTATTTGAGCATCTGTCTTTTGTATATTTGCTATTCGAGCTTTGGTAGAGGCTGCATGAACTTGGTCTGCTGCTGAGTAAAACTCACTAAACTGACCATACAGAGACTTTACGTCTTTACCAAGAGCAACAGCTTTCTTGATCTGATCCACCACCGTTTGTGCCGTAGCAATGGCAACGCTAATGGAGATTGGATCAATCACTTTATAGTCCTAAGTATCCATTGACAAACCTTGTTATCCTTTACAAATTCATTTGCCCCAACTATTTGATTGGGCTTTAATTCTTTACATATCAATACGAGTTTTTGTTGGGTATTAGGCCAAGGATTTTCTCCAGAAGCAATTACGCTACTTAAAACCGTGCTGTTTAGCAAAGTCAAAAAGAACATAACCAACTCCAACGACTAACATCCAAATTAATGAAGTCAAAGTCTTCTCAATAATTGCTTTACGAAGAGCTATGGATTGAGCTTCTTTCTCAATTGCCATCCTGACCCAACGTTGTTCTTCATCAGTCAAAGAATTAACGGATTTGAATTGGAGCATTAACTCCGCTATAAATTCAGTACGTTCTTCAGGTGACATGATCGTTCCTATCGGGTTGGAGGTGCTATTCCACGACCAGCACCAATTTGTTGCATATATTGAAGTCTTTGCAATTCTTCAGGTGTTTCACCAGCACCTTTAGAGTAAGTCAAAGTATTAAAAGCAGTTCCTAACCCAGGTATCATACCAAGCAAATTAAAGCCTGATTCTCTTGCAGGGCCAAAATTTCCTTTACGAGCTTCTTCTGCTGCTTGAGCCATTTCTGCCGCTGTCAATGCAAGACCGGTAACACCAGCACCTTTTAATATCTTAGTACCCCATGCTCCATAATTTTTAGGAGGTGGCATTCCACGTTCTTTTGCAACTTCTTTAGGAATAGCAGGGCCAGCAATGTTTTCTGCTTGATAAGCTTTAAATTGCTTGTATAGCTCCTGCGCTCTGTCATAACTACCAGCAGGATTCCCTTCATTGAACATCGTAATAATTGATTTACGCAATTGAGGATGTTCGTTTGCTAACCAACGATCACCAGGGCCACCACCAACTAATTCTGTCATTCCTTCAGGAACACCTTTAGGCGTTACTTTACGAGGCTTTTTAGCCTCTGTTGGAGAAGGAGCAGCACCTTCAGGAGCCACAGGTTCAACGGGAGTAGTTGTTGTTAGTTTCTCTCTTGCAGCTTGTTCTACTGCATTTGGAGCAACATTGGGAACAGTTTCAACAACAGGCGGGGCTACAGGAGCTTGTGGTGCAGCAACAGGGGTTTGCACACTAGGTTGCACACTAGGTTGTATAACTGGAGCTTCAGGCGCTTGGACAATAGGTTGAGCAACAGGTACTTCTGGTATGCTTGGCAAACCAAACTTAGCTTTAAGTTCTTCAATTGTTGGAGCTACAGGAGCTTGATTAGGAGTCAATGCTTGCAGATCAAGCATAGGCTCTCCCATTGTAGGTTTAGCAGACACATCAAGGCTAGGATCAATTCTTGTTGGAGCAGCAGCTTGTACTTTGTCTTTCAATGAATCATAGATTGCTTTACCGCCAACCAAAGCTCCTCCAGCAGCAGCACCACCAATAGCCGGTTTTAACCAATCATAAGCAGGAGCAACTTGCGTTTCTTGCTTTGTTGGTTCTTCTGTTAATGGCTTAACACCAGCATTTTCTCTGGAAATAACAGCTTCAATTTCAGCATCGGTAAATTTACCTTTTGCTTCTTTTCGGAAGGATTCAGCATCAAAGGCCATGATTATTTCCTAAATTTAGCGGCTAATGTGTCAAGCTCTTCTTGTCTATTTGCTTTTTCAGTTGGAGCAACAGGAGATTTTTTAACAGTTGCATTAGACAAATTGGCAGGAGGAACCATTCCCCCAACAGGAGACTCATTTACAGGAGATGCTTTTACATATCCTTCTATTTGTTTTTTAATGTTATAACCTTCTTCTTCATATGTTCGCATCAAATCTTGATATTTTTTGGTACGAATAAATGCGTTTTCTAGTTCTCCAGCTTGAGGTATTTGACCATGAGCTTTCATAGCTTCAAGTTGCTGTTTTCTCCATGCTGCATATTCTTCAACAGCAGCAGCATTAAATGAAGTAAGTACACTTTGTCCAGCACCAAGAGAAAATGCGTCAAATGGCCCAGGAGCAGCAGGATTAACTAAAAACGAAGGAGTGCCATGTTTTGCAATTAATTCTGAATTTTTTAGCTCAATACGTTTGTTATTAAGCAAAATTTGGTCAAAAGCTTTTTGTTGTTCAAAAGACATTTGTCCATACAAACCAGAACTAATTGCATCTTGTTTGGTTTGAGTGAAATTTTGCTCAGCATTGTGATTTGTGCTGTAAGACTGTTGCAATTGATCTAACTTGGCTCTATCTACTTTGACATTTTTAGAGTCGGTAATCGTACCGTCAGCACCAATAGTTAAACCAAGAGCTTCAGCGGCTGCTTTAGCGGCTGATTTTTGTTGGTTATCCATACCAACACCACGACTTGCAGTAAATTGATTTAACGCATTAAAACCATTATTAATACTCTGCGAATCACCAAGTTGTCTAGAAGTAAAAGATGCAATCTGAGCTTTTAACTTAGGATCAAGATTTGAACTCATTAAGCTTTTATATTGAAATTGATTGTCTGCTGAAATGTCCCTTATTGCAGGAGCAGCGGCAGCGTAATCCATTGCTTGAGCATTTGCTTTTAATGAAGTTTCTACATTAAATTTATTCATTGCTTGAGAAGCAATACGTCCCAATGCTTTTTCACGATCAATAATGCCACCACCACGAAGTTGATATTCTTCTGGTGTAAGTAGTTGACCTGTTCCAACGTCTTTTACACTTAAACGTTTACCAAGTTCATTCCGAGTTTCTTCAAGTTGACGACCTTGATCGTCATAAGTAATTTCAGTTTTTGGAGTTCCACCAGTAATAAACAAACGAGCATTTGGATTGCCCATAAGTTTTTCACCAATAGCACGAAGCCATTGAGGTTTGTCAGCTTGGTCTTCAAAGACTTTAGAAGCAGCAATACGTCCTTCTGGAGTATTAATACCTCCTGCTTTAATAACAGGATTGGTAATTTGGTCAAGCCTTGTATCGTTATTCACCATTATTTTTGCAGCAGTGTCTGCCAATGGTTGAATTTCAGTTCCTTTTGCAGCGTTTGCAACTTTAGCCATTGCAGCAGGATCACCTGAATCAACAGCATCTACATATGATTGATGTAAATCAGGCTCTGAAGAAACAGCTTTTACATTATTTTGTACAGGTACTAATGGTTCTAAGCTTGGAGGTGCAACTGCGTCATTGAGTGCCATAATTATTTATTCCCAAAAGTTGGCAAATGAGAAAACAAACCTTTAAATCCTTGACTAAAAGAATTTCTTTCATCTTCAGGATTTTGTATTGGTTGTCCAGGAACAACAGCAGCAGGAATGTTTGTTGACATACTTGGCGCAGATATAGGCAAAGAATTTGGTGGTGCTACTGCTTTATCTTTACTAACAAGAGAAGTAATTTCTTTTGGCGCTCCAAGACTTGATAAAGCTGCTCCAAGTAAAAACCGACCAAGACCTGTGCTTTCTCCACCAGAAAAACTATTCTCTTGACCAATTTGACCAAGACCAACGTTGGAAAAAGGACTTGTAGCCATGATTAATCCTTAAAACTTAATTCCGCTGCTTTTGCTTGCACCACTAGTCGTACCACCCTGAGTGCCAGCATAGTTGGGATTGGTAGAAGCTTGAGGCGTACCAAACACAATCGAAGCATATTTACTATACAGGTCTTGTGGCGCTCCAGCATACCCAATACGAGAAGCAGCAGCAGTATTTGCAGCATTCAGACCAGCACCACCAATGTTAGCCAATTGATTAGCAGCAGCAGCTTTATTAGCCTGAACTTGGGCTTGCGCTCCAGCAGCAGCAGTAGCTTGACGTTGAGCATTTAAACTGGCTAGATTCTGGTCTGCCAAGGCCATACGAGACGATCCTAGACCACCAGCACCACCGTACATGGCATTTTGTCCAGCTTGAGATTCACGAGCAGATTCACGTCCTGCTTGCAATGCAGCATTAACTTGATTGCTTTCATAATTAGGATCAAACAAGGATTGAAGTCCTTGTACACCAGATAACAAACTACCAGCACCTACAGCACCCTGTAAAGCTCCTGTTTGACCCGCTACGTTAGAAGCATTCTGAGCAGCACTAGTAACGCCACCAGCAGTCTGGTTGTATATATCTCTTGCGCCGGTTACTGTATTTTGGTAAGCAGGAAGAAACGTATTCTTTAATGCTGCATTTTGTGTAGCAAGAGTATCTCGTTGTTCAGGAGTCAACGTAGCAGTAGTTGTCTGATTGCCAGAAGATTTACCCATTCCCATGATTACACTCCTTTGCCTTTGCCAGAACCACCGGCAATTTGATTGTTTGAATTATCCCATGAACTTTTATCTGCACCAAGACCTTGACCAATAGTGTTGGAATATGCGTTGGGCATACCCATTTCAGGTTGACCACCTTGGCCTGGAAACGTTATCGATCCTTGAGAACCTTGCAATGCTGTATTATCGCTTCCGCTTTTACCACTCATGGTTGCATTTGGAGTTTGTTGATTTCTAACAAAACTATCCCCTCCACCTTTTCCAGAAGATGAACTTTGAGGTGACTGAACTTGTGCAATTGATGATCCCATAATTTTTCCTTTAGGCGGTTCTTGTCCACATATATACAACAAGATATGGAGGCATATTAGTAAATGTTGGATCACCACCAGAAAAATCTGTTGCTCCATTCAAAAGATGCTGATGATTTAAATCTGAACTTGGCCCACCTGTGTTTGTTGTGTAAGCACTATATTGAGTATTTCCACCACCACTATATGAAAATGCAACTGGATTTACCGCACCACTATGTGTATGAGTTAAATTAACTGCATTAGTATATTGATTTGTAATTGTATGTTGATGATATGGGACTTGAGTATTGTAATAACCTCCATACGATCCTGCTGTAAAAGTTCCACCATCATAAGCAACTAATACTCTACCATTTGCAAAAAGTACCCAAGTTCCAAATCCCAATAAAGTTGCTGGATTAGTACTATTAGAAGCATTTGTATAAATTGAACCAACAGGAAAAAGAAGATTTCCAAATGCTGCTGCTAATGCAGTTGCCGCCGCTGCTGTTGTAGTTGCACCTGTTCCACCTTTAGAAATAGGTACTGGTGCATTTAAAACAGTAGGCGCTACTTGACCAGAGCTGTCAAGACTGTTGGAAAAATTAGCAAGATTAATTGCTTGTGTCATTTTGTTGCCTTTAATTGTTTAATTTGTTTTTTTAACGAATTAACTTGTTTTTGCATTTCTTTAAACATTTCCATGATTGTTGGAGGATTATCTATAACAACAGGGTAATCCATACCAATAACACCCGCAGAACTTAAAGACGATGTAGAAGCTTCACCACTACTATTAAATGATACATATTGGCTTGGTTGACCACTAAAGCTTAAAGCGCCAACCAATGTGTAATTGTAAGTCAATGCCCCAGAGCCAGGCATTGTGTAATCAGTACCAGGACGAAGCAAAACTCCGTTAAACCACATTAAATGTGAATTGCGATAAAAAGGCGTAGAAAATACTACATTTGTACTACCAGAATTTGTTTCCGTATAATTTTCACCAAAAATAAGAGCATTAGAATTATTAAACGAAAATGCAACAATAGTTAATGATCCACCAACAGAAGGCGTATTTAATATGTATCCTTGATTTGTACCATAATAAGAGTAATCAGTATCAACAAGTAATACACCATTTAAAAATAATACTTCTGAACCATTTGCATAAGTAGATGAAATAACTGTTTGACCATTAGTTAATGTTTGGCTAGATGTTACAAAAGGCACTTTATCCGCAGATGTATTTCCATCTATTAAACGAATGTAATAAATTGCAATTACATCATTTAGTGTGCAAGCGTTAGTAAACGTAACATTGGTACTTGTTCTTGTGTAATCAGTTGTTGGTTTAAGAAAACAACCATTACGGAATACTAATATTTGATCTGCTTGGGCATTAGAAAAAGTAAATACAGTTTGACCAGCGGTAGCATGGGTCAACATTGAACTAAAACGAACTTGATCTAAAGCGTTAGATTGCAATACTCGACCAAACTGATCTATAGCAATACTAGATACGGCTGCTGGATTAATGCTAAATCCACCTGTATTTTTACCTTGTCCATAAGGATCAAGATTGATGTTAACAATGCCATCAGTACCTGGTGTTGAATACGCTAAACGCCCATCTGTAGGACTTGTAAGATTTGTAACGACTTGGCCTGATCTTGCATATACGTCAATGTAGGGATCAATAGACGTTGTTTGTGCTGAAACGTTTATCCATCCTGAGTTATCAGGAGCATCTTGCGTCAAACTAAATTGAACAGTATTTCCGCTTGCTGTTCTTGCCCAAAGATTTACAGTGGTAAGAAAAGTTCCTCCAGCAGAAAACCATGTGTAATCAGCAGGGTTGCTATCTAATGTAAGAACAGCAGATGCTTGTATACCAAAAAAAGTTTTACTAGTAGGATCAGGAGTTATTCCTGAACCATAAATATCTGTTGCGTAACGAACCAAAAGATATTGATACGGAGATTGAACAATTAATGGTGTTTCGGAAATAATTCCAACAGAATCAACTGATCCTAATGTACCAACATCAAGATTAATTACATCGTTTTTGTATTCAATGTAACCAATTGGTTTATAAGTTGATGGCAATAAATCAATATTTCTAGCACCAAAACAACGATAATAAATTTTATATGTTGAGCTAAACGAAAAAGGTGACCATTCATAATCTGATGGATTAGTAGATATTGATCCATCTATACTGGTGTAAACACCATAAAATGTTGCGCCAACAGGAGAATTGCTAAATCCATTGCCAACAGAACTTGTACCATACCGAATAATCATGTATTGATTAAAAACGGCAAAAGGATTGTCTAAATCAATAGATCGAACTGGTACTACACGCCAATTTTGATTGCTATCTGGAGAATTTTCAGAAACTGCAAAAGAAGCGTGTCTACCACCTGGTGTAGTAATCCATAAAACTTTTGTTATTCCAAATCCACCTGTTACTTGAACCCAAGTGTAATCAATAGGATTTGTGCTTTCTGTTACAGAATCTGCATTACGAATACCAAAATACAAACGCCCAAATGGATTGTCTGAAAAATTTAAACCAGAAGTATTGTCGGCAAATTTAATATCTAAGTACCGATATTGGTATTGAATAATATCGCCAATTACGTTGGAAACAAATCCTGATGTTGGGTTGTTTGATACGCTATAAGAACCAGCGGGAGTGCCATTGTTTAAATTGCCTAAGATGTAATTAATCGCTTCAGATATTTCTGAAAACGAAGGGTTTCCATCAAGAGCGAAAGGCATTAGAACGAATCCTCACTAACAGTTGCTTGCCAATTAATGGCTGTTAAATTCCAAGAATCTGTAGCATCATTAGATTGCACTTTAACAGAAACAGTGCGAACATTGTTTTGTTGGCTGGTTACCCACGGACTATCGGTTACTACAGAAACTACTCCTGTTTGACCATAAGTAGCCGGTTGAGCAGTAGAGTTAGAACCACCCATAGTAATGTTTATGTTACCTGTTCCTGCAATTTCGGGAAGCAATCTGTGAATGTAAACTTTTGAACTGTATGGAACAGCACCTTTTTCCGTTTGCAAAACAACGTTATTTCTTTCAAACAAAGCAGGAATAGCTGCACCATCAAATGAATTACCAATTGCCGTTTGGACAAGTTGAGAACTAGCAGTTCCACCTTTGGCATAAGTAACAGTTCTAGAAGCATACTTAAAAGCTCCGCTAACAAGCTTTGGAGCTTCTACAGCACTACAAGCATTAACTACGTCTTTAGGGGCATTCCAGACTTGTAAATCGTATCTCCATGACAACATCTTGTTGCACCAACCAGTAGAGTTCAAATCAGGAAAATAAATCTCAATTTGATTTTTCTGCGTATTGTTAACCATGAAAACACGATCTGAATACGTTGGACTTAGATTGTTAAAAAAGTAATCACGGACTTTTTGATTGCCAAGAGGAGCAAAGTCTGACCCGTTAAACACCCAAATGTCCCTACTATCAACTCCATAAACGTTGGAATCGGTGTTAGACCAGCAGTTGTTGTTTATCAAACCACGACCTTGGTTAAACAATCGAATGCCAAAAATTGGTGCAGTACTGTTTTGATAGGCAATAGGAGAAAAAACAACCGTATCCCAATAGGAGCAAACATAGAAGTTTCCTCCTAAAAAGAAACCGTCAACAATAGGCCCACGAACAGGTATTTCTTGTTCATTGGCAACGTTGGACAAAGTGGGAACCCATGTAGCAGGAACACCAGTATTTGCAAAAGATTGCGACCAACGAACCGTAGTAGGATAGTTAACTGTAAGACCAGATGAATAATCTTTTGTAATGTTTCCAGCAATCAAAATGTTTCCCACGTTTGGAGAACAGAAGTTGCGTACAAATTCAGCACGAGTTGCACTTACTCCAATATCGTAATTCCAAACATAGTTATCAGGAGGAGCGCCATAAAGGTAGATTTCAGTTGCTGTTGGCAGAAAGTACATTGGCGCTCTAAGAGCATCATTGATAAAAAATACTTCACCAACCCAAGAAGTAGTAATGTTTATATCGTCTGAATAACCTGATAAAGAAACACTAGGATTAGCACCAACACCAGGGGTAATGTTTGTGATACCGGCAGCAGTAACCATGTACCACTTACCTTCACGAGTAGCAGCAATGTAAACCCAAATATTGTTGTTTCTAAAACCGCCATCCATAAACACAACGTTTCCAGGAATAGCGGAAAGAATAGATTGTTCACCCGAAACTTTTTTTATCCCACGAACATCAGCCTCAACGTTTAAACCACTGTTGTATTCGTTAGGCCCAAGTGCATTGGAAGGCACATCCGGTGTAAAACTCATGTTTACAAACGGAGTTCTAAGACGGGTGTAATCGGTCATTTTAATTGTTGTGCCAAAATATTGGCTTGATATGCTGCAATTATTTCATTAGTCCATGCAATGTTGCAAATTAATACAACTTGTTCAGGAACATTATCAAGATTAGATGCGGGAGCAAGGCTATTACGATGGTAAATTTTACTAATTTCATTACCATCTTCTAATACTCGAATTGCTTCACGATATAACACTGTTCCATTTTCAGTCACAGTAATTTGATCGACATTCGTTGTTTTAATAAGTGACATTATTTTTCCTTAAACTGAAAGTGTAAAAGTTAATCTTTCGCTTATACCATTTAACCAATTAATAGGAGTATTTGTAAATGAAATAAGAACTCCTGAAGTACCTCCAGCAGATACATAAAATTGATAAGAATATCCATAAATATTAACTTCTAATGCTGCACTTGTAACAATTGCATTTGCAACAAAAGGAATACCGCTAACAGTCATAGTACCACTAGCAGTACCAATATTAGAAACAGAAATTGTTGCTTGACAAAAAACAAAACTACCAATTTTTGTATAAGTGCCAGATGAAGTATAAGTAGTAATTGCACCTATAGACGATGATGCTGTTGGCGTCCAAGTGCCTTTTTCGTAATCATCTAACGTATTTACATTTGATGATGCCGATTGAGTTGCAGGAAAAGTAATTCCTGTTCCTGATGTTGTTACTGTAGCATTTCCAAGAGAAATATTTTTTGTAAATGTTGCGTTTTGAACTGAATCTAAAATAACAGCATTTGAACCATTTGTAGATATTCCTACAGAATTAGGATTAGCTAAATATATTCCATTGCCAGCAGCAGTGCCTCCTGTAACAATGTGTTTTGTGCCTGATATTGTTCCAGACAATACAACATTTGTTCCATCAAATGTGTCTGCAAAAATTGATAAATTACGGGGTATGCTCATATTTCAGTCCATTGGCAAGTTTGTTCGTCTAAGACGTAATTACCGTCTGGTTTAGGTGGGATAAACGCATCTCTTTGTGGGTCGTAGGTGTATCCAATTCCTGCATAATTCTTGCGAAACGGCGTGCCGCCCAACCGATGTTCTCCAGCAAAAGTGTTGTAGCTAGTTTTTTTCCAAACCAACCCAGTTGTTTCTGCATAAATAGCTTCACCATCATGCGGCTCATCCACGCCTACAATTACTTGGACAACAATATTATTTTCGTCAAGTTGTGCAAAATGTGCCATGATTAGAACGCAATTGTGCCTGTACCGGCGGTAAACCTATATACTTTGTAACCAGAGCGTGATGCTGTATCAGGCGTAGTATTGCCTGCACTACCATTACAAGTAAGTCCTGCTGAAACAGATGATAAGTTTGGATATGTATTTGGGTAAGCAATAATAATTACACCAGAACCACCATTACCACCACTTCCAGAAACTGCTACTCCAGTTACACCAGCGCCACCACCACCGCCGCCAGTGTTTCCTGATGCAGCTACTCCGTTATATGTTGTAGCAGTATTTCCTCCAGCGCCTCCACCATAAGACGCTGTACCGGCTGTACTTCCACCATAAGCGCCACCGCCGCCGCCACCCGCTAAATTATATGACCCACCAACAGTATTTGAAACTCCTGCGCCGCCATTGCCGCCAGCCGTTGTTAAGCCATTTGAGCCTACAGCGCCTGCACCGCCGCCACCGCCGCCACCGTATGCACCGCTACCAGAACTGCCTGTACCTCCGTCATAACCTTGTCTTGGTGGCCCAGCAGTTCCAGTACCACCAGCAAGAGAAAATCCAGCGCCACCACCACCAGAACCACCCGATTGACCAACACTTGAGCCAGAAGAATTTGGGCCACCTTTACCGCCACCACCTCCCGCAACAGGAGAAATAGTTGTTATATTACTTCCAGAAATAGTTGAAACAGTACCGCTAACGCCATTAGCAGGAGTATTTGCGCCTCCTGCACCACCGCCTCCAACTGTAATTGTGTAATTTGTTCCTGGAATTAAAGTTAAATTTGTGCCAGTTAGTAATCCTCCAGCACCACCGCCACCCGCAC